CCAAGCACCTTCAGGAAACTTTACAGTATCCTTGTATGCGTCTGGTCCGAGAGAAATAACATATCCTACAACTGAGGATACTGTGTCTCTTTCAATAGTTTCTGATACTAATTGAATTCCTCCATCAGTTACAGCAGATCTACCTCTGGGCAGTATCAATACTCTGTATCCTGTTGGTTGTGGTAAACTGTCTTTTTGAGCTGAAAGTTCCTCAGCTGATTTTTCTTTTACGGTCTCAGGTTCAGGGGTTTTATCGAAATTCATTACTACATCTGGTATTGCTTTATTAGTCATCTACTTCCTTCTCCATATTTTTCTGCAGGTCGATTATTTCTTGTTCGGCGGAGCGAAGACCTGATATCTCTCCCACGACGCGTTGGTATTGCTCAAAATTGGCAACACCCCCCGATGCGAGTGTTCCTTCTAAAGCAGTACAGCGTTCTCTGTACTTTTTAAGTAGGTACTCGACAACCTTAACATAGTCCATTAGTCAGAACTATGGAAATTTAAACCTTTTGTGGCAGCACCTGTGCCTCTTGTTTTAACAACATTTTTGTGTGTGTGTAAACCACCCTCACCGTAATTGTACAACCCACCATCCTTCATTTTAGCAGTTTTTGCTGCGTCTTTGAAGTCTTTCTCGCTTGGTGCACCTTTTTCTCCTTTTTTCCTCATTGTTTTACCCTCTTTTCTTTTTTTGTTAATGTTATAGTAAAGTCCTTTGTTTGGCATGTTAATCTCCTTGTGGCTCAGAATTTTCTTCTGCGTCCTTAACTTGCTTTAAAATTTCTCCGTAAGATTTCTGTGATTTTAACTCAGCATCCATTGCATCTTTTTCTCTAGCTGCTGCAATTTTTTGCTGGGCTATGTCTTCATTCTTGTCTGCCTTGGCTAACGCAGTTTGAGCATCCATCTCTGCTTTAGTAAGCTCAGTTCGAGCACGAAGCTGGTCAGCTTGAGCTTTTCTCTCTATCTCCATACCCTGTAATTCCAGCTGTTTGTTAGCTAAGTCTATTTGTGGTTGCTGCTGTGCCATTTGCTGTGCTTCGATTAAGGCTTGTTCTTGTCCTGTTATCTGTTGTGTTGCTTGTGCTGCCAACATAGCTATCTGATTCTGTACTTCCATAGGAACAGGCTGTCCTTCTGGGGGAAGTTCCATGCCTTGTTGAGCAAGAATCTGCTGTACCTGTAGCCTGTACTTCATTGCTTGATGCTCTTGTATGTGTGCTTGTAAGGCTTGTATCGCAGCAGGATTTTGCTGTGTCATGGGGTTCTGCATAAACGCCATATGTGTTTGTATGTGTGCGTCGTGGTTTTGCTCTAAAAATGCTTTTAATGGAACACCCATTAGAGCATCTTGGTTTTCTTGTACTGGGTCTTTCGGTGACATGTCTTCTGGTGGTTCTAATATCTGGTCAATATTTTGGACACCTAGTGCTGTGTACATTTTATAGTAGGCTTCTCGTAAATTGTGTAGCTCAGGAGCACTTTGTGCTAATTGTAGTTGCGTTTGTGCTAACACAACACGTTGGCTCATACTAAAAATGTTCGGGTCGCTTACTGGGAGAATGTCTACTGAACCATCGAAATCTTCTGCGTAAATAGTGCGAGATCCGCCAACAACGTCGTAAGGGTACTCAGGAGGTAGAGATTCTGAGAATACTCTAGCTAAAAGTTTAAATTCTGTTTTCTGAGCATAGTGTAAACGCTTGTGTATAGCTGACATTATCTTGCTACCACGTTCAAGCATAGCAATAGTTGTGCCAACAGGAGCTTCTTGACCCATATCCCCTATCTTCATGTCGGCAATATTAGCAAAACGCTGACCACCTTCAACTATAACACCTAATAATTGTGCTAATACTCCACTTGGCTCTTTATAAGGTAGTGGCATAAGCGCATCTCGGATAGTTCCACCTGGAACGTCAACATCTCGCCATTCTCCTGGTTCTATAGGGGTATCATCGTCCCTAATTCGCATGCCTCTAGCTTTAAAGCCAGCAGGCAGGTTACTTAACGTTCCTGCGTCTATTAACTGTCGTAAAATTGAGGTAGCCGACTTACTTAGCCCCCCGATCATATGAATAAGCCCAAAACCATAAAAACCTAGTCCTGGAAGGAATTTATAGTGAACAAAATACTCTATTTTCCTCTTTAATGGGTCATCTGGGGAGAAATTTCTTCGTATAGCGAGAATTTGATTGCTCTCTTTGACCATTGTTACTATATAGGGTAGCGCAATTCCTGTTTCTTCGCCTTGTTCGGAGTCTTCAAAACCCTCTAAGTCTAAATCTACGTGCATCTCTAGCACTGTGTACGTGTCTGCGACTGTAGGTTTAGATACTCCCGTAATATTGTCGATCTTACTCCTAACATTTGACAAACTTATGGAGTCAGAAGCAGGATCACCAATTTCTACGTCTCTGTACAACCCAGCTTGTTGCATTTTACGGATATGGTTCTCTGTCATCTGGATTACATGCGTTGCTCTAGGGCAATCCAGTAAATCTGTCGTTGAGTAAGAAACTATGAAGTCTTCAGCCATTATAAAGTTGCTTACTGCTCTAGCTTTTGATGGATCGTAGAAAACTTTTTTAAATGCAGAGCCAGAAAGAGGTAGATAGAACAATAATTGGTCGAGTTCTGGGTCAAACTCTTCCATATTGTACGTTATCTGGTAATTCATAAACTCTTTGACTCGCTGTGCTTGTTGTTCTTTTGATTCATCAGCGTTGCCCAGAACTTGTGTCTTTACAGGTCCATCGGCTGGTAAAAGTTCTTTGTAGGCTTGTGCTTGAAACTGTGCTACAGATTCTGATAATAACGGATGGTGCACGCCACTGGCACCTGGAAAGGGTTCAGTTCTGTCTTCCGTTTTTATACCGAGTAGATCTAAACCATTTGTGAATGTTTCTAACCATTCTCTACGAGACTCTTCATCATCGTCGAAATCTGAAGTTAGCTCCATACAGAGTGATCTAAGATCTGCTTCGTTTATAACGTCTGCTAAATTTTCGTTGAACTCTTCGATAGGATCAGGAACTATGTCTATGCTAGATTCTTCTTCTTCGCCTTCAATTACAATATTATCAGGGAGCATCTCACCCATCTCTTCTGGGATCTCAACCTCGGTAGGAGTACCATTCATCAATGAGTCCAACATTGTTTTTTCTATCGCCATTTATTTTTAAGTTTCTCCAATTTTGATCAGCACGTTTAAATCATACGTTATAATGTACTCAATAGTAAACTCGTTTCCTCCGATAGACAGGTTCTTCTTCGTAGTCAGTTCCTAGTTTCACAAAACCTCCTTGACGAAATCTCATAAGCGCTTGTGTTGTACTGTCAACTAAGTCATCGTGTTCTCCGTAAGGAAAGTCTGAAACTTCGTCCATCAATTGTTCTGCCCAGTTATTTTCTGGTACCCAAACGTAGCCACCGCTAAACAGTGGAGTACATGCGTTTACTCGAGCAATCTTGTCTTGCCCTCGGCTCGGTGTAAAATTCTGTACAGGTATTCCAAGAGCACGGAGTTCTTGTGTCAGAGGCATCCCCGATGCCTTACCTTCTATAATTACAGATTCAGGATCCCATTCTTTGTATTGTTCGAGAGCTTTCTCCTTTAATTCAGGGAAAGAAAGCCTTGCTCGAACTGAGTCCATTAATATGACATGTGCTTCATTGCCTGGATACTCCTCGTCTCCTATTTTTCCTTCGGGGTAAAACACCCCCCACGTAGTTATTGCTGAGTAATCTGCTCTTTCAGTTTTTAAAAAAGCCGTGTCGTAAGATTGAATAATATACTCCACCTTTGGCGGGTCATCTCGATCCCAGATTTTAAACCAATCTCTATTGATAATGGACGCGCCTTCCCCCGTGGGATTTTGCATATATTCAGCTGTCCATTTACTTGGAGAAATAGAAGCCTTAATTTTTTCTAATTCAGGTAGTGGCCAATATCCTGCCCAAAGAGGCTTACCGCTAGGCAGAATGGCGGGGAGTTCAATAATTTCCCACTGATCGGCTTCGTCGGATTCCATCATTTTCTTTACAACGCGACCAGTCAAATCTTTTTTAGACCAACGCGTCATAACCATTACTATAGCACCTCCTGGCTGGAGTCTCTGTCTTGGTCCAGTCATGTACCATTCGTAAGCATCATCAAGAGCGTTAGCACTCATGGCATCTTGCTCGGAATGTGGGTCATCAATAATAAATAAATCCGCACCACGACCAGCTAGAGCACCACCGACACCCGATGCAAAATACTCGCCGTTCATTTTTCCGTCTTTAGTTCTTGTCTCCCATCTTCCTGCTGCCTTACTCTCTGGGTTTAGCTCAACGTTCGGGAAAATCTGTCTATAGTCGTCTGTGTCGACAAGATCACGAATTTTACGACCAAAACGCACCGCTAGGTCTGCCGTGTGTGTTGCCTGGATAATTTTAAGTCCTGGATTTTTACCAACAAGGTACGCTGGGAACAGGTAGGAGGCAAACTCCGACTTGGTGTGACGTGGGGGCATATTTATAATCAGCCTTTTTAGTTCTCCAGAGGCAATTCGATCAAAGGCTTTTGCCATTATGCGGTGGTGCTCTCCCTCGATGAAGTCTGACCACATCGCTTTAACGAATGGAAGAAAGTTTGTCTGGATTGTTTCCTTTTCAGCGATCTCCGCCAATCGTTCCGATAGTTCGAGATGTTCAACCAACAACTCTTGGGGAATGTGCTCTAGTTCTTTGTCCTTCATCTAAAAATTATTGCAAAATTTTTGTGGACTATATTTTGGAGAGTGCGGACTGTGAACCAACGTAAAGTTTTTATAGAGAAGTCATACATGCAGGGGGGGTCATCATCACAGGAGGCATGATACTGGGAGTACATGGAGAAAAGAATCCTACCCATTGTCAATTAGCTCCCGAACTACTGTCCTTTGGCTCTTCGGGAACAGTATTCTCGAACTTAGCCTCGGAGTCTACAGACTCTTGTCCTTCGATAGTATATGTAGTCAATGGCAAAACCCCTCCTGACTCTTGGTGTAGTTCCTTGAGTCTCCTGATTATTTCTAGCTTGGTAAGGTCTGAGGTTTTGTTGACTGTTAGTTCTTTACGCTCGACGTATATCCCTGCTGCTTTGCCTCGGCTTATCTCGGCTGTGACTGCTGCCCCAAAGGCATTGTTCGAGAGTGCTTTGTCTCTTAACTGTTCGAGATTGTCAAGATGCCTGGATAATGTGAGCGTTGCCCTCGCTGCCCCTCTGTTCTGTAACTCTTGTATTCGTTGTTGGACAAGAGGCTCGTTATTGGCGAGGAATGCTCCTGCCCTCCCAGCATTCTTGTGTGAGTAGCCAGCAAGGACGGCAGCCTCCTTCAAGCTAGTTCCCGATGCAACCGCTTGAGCGAACTTCTCCTGTTTCGGTGTTAGTTTCTTTTCTTTGCGACTAGGCTCCATAAATGGTATGTCTCTCCAGACCTATATAAGGCTCACACTACCTCAATGTTCCATATTCTAACCCTAATACCTTGCTATGGTAAAGGTTTACCATACGTATCCCATATTAGCTCTTACATCTAATAGTCATCTAATAACCCTGTCTAATACGCTGCATTCTCTTCTACAAGAGTCATTCGACAACAACCTATTAGACTATTAGACAATATCCGACTTTTGATGAACACCATTCACTAAATCCACTCCTCATGAATAGCCAATAGCCAATACGAAAAATGGCTCCCGAAGGAGCCATTTAACTGGGAGGGAAAGTTATAGATTTAAAGCGTATTCCACAACACCCATGTTGACAAATTTGTTAAGATGGTTAGTTTCGAACAAAGAGCCGACAGTACCTTCCGCAGATTTAGTAGTCCAGCCTTCGCTGACTAGAACGTTTATTAGCTGAGGAAGAGTTACCCAGTCAAAGCCGTCAAAATCCGAGACACTTATTACTTGGTCATCAAAGATATTCATGGCGTTTTGTTGGTTTTCTGTTAATTGATTTTTCATAATTTTCTCCTTTATTTAGGATCTACTATTTTTAGTAATCTCTCGCCTTGTTTCTCTAGTTGTCGCATAACTTGCTTTCGCTCGTTAAGGGTCATCGCTTCTAAATCAGAAGCTTCTGTGTGAAACCAGTAAAAAGCATCGTAAAACTTTTCGTCGTCCATAATATCCTCATCGGTCTCTAAAGAACCAACACAATCCAGGATTATAGAGATATAGCTTTCGAATCTGCCATTTATGTACTGCTTAGCAGTAGTTCTTTCGTCGTTAAAATTAATCATATTTTTCTCCTTTCTTTT